AATACAAAGAGCTTTTAGTGGTGGTATTGCCGCCGCAGATGTTTTTAGAGAAAAAGGTGTAAGAGCCTTACTTGGCTTTGAACAAGGTGCAAAAGTTTCAATTGAACAAACAGTTGAAAGATTTGAAGAAGTATTTTCAGGTCAAGGAAGGTTTGCTAATGCTACAGATGATTTAGCACAAACTCTTGAGGGAACTTTGTCGATGATAAACGACAAGTTCTTTAAATTTCAACAATCAGTAAACAAATCATTTTTTGAGGAACTAAAATTACAATTTGGTGATTTAAATGATGCACTTGAAAGAAATGAAGCAACCATTGAACGATTTGGTGAGAGCATTGGTGAGAATTTAGCACAAAGTTTATCAAATGCAGTAACAGTAATTAATTTTATTAATGAAAGTCTTGGATTATTAGCACGATCTCTTGATAAGGTTGGTGGAAACGATACATTTAATAAATTTTTTGCCATAGCTACAAGTCAGACAGAAATATTTGGTGCAATTGTTCAAGAAGTTATCAATGATTTGGGTGGTTTGGCTAATATATTTGCTGAAACAATACCGGTTCAACAACAATATCAAGATCAAATATTAAGAATTTCTGAAGGTTATGGACTTTTAAAAGAATCTACCGAAGAAGTCGATCAGGGAACTATAAATTTAAAAGACACATACGAAGATTTACTACAAAAACATACATTGTCAAAACCATATCAAGAGATGGGTTTAGCCATCAATGATGCGATATCAAGTATAGAAGCCCTTACATTTGCTCAACAAGAGGTTGAACAGGGTTTTATGGATCAAAAAAAGGCATCAGCAGAGGCTCACAGGGTTGAAAAGGAGGGTGTAAAATCAAGAAAAGAAGGACTTGAAGAAACTGGTAGAGCATTAAAAGCCTTTGCCGCCGAAGGTGCAAAAAGATCAAAGAAAATGTTTAGATTGCAACAAGCGGTACAGATTGGAGAGGCAATAATGAATACTTATGCTGGTGCATCAAAAGCACTTGCAACCTTACCTCCTCCATTTAGTTTTGCTGTTGCGGCATTGACTGTGGCTACTGGACTTGCTCAAGTTGCTAATATCAGATCACAACAACCACCAGCACAATTTGGTGGAGCAAGA